CAACTGGTACAAACGAGCCATTCATCCGCATCATTTGCTCTTCGTCAACATTCTTGCTCATCAAGCGCAGCATGATGCCAAATAGATCGCGCATACCATCGGCAAGGTTGCGCACCATAACCTCAACTTGACCCGCTGCGGCCTGCACAGTGGCTTGCACAGCAGCCTTTGTGGTTGACTGCATTGCGTCTGGGTCGAGGCCCATTGATGCTCTGGAAACGCCTGTCTTGCTTTCTACGAGGCCATCTAGGTATGTCAGAGCGCCAAGTGTCTGCCCGGCAGTAAATGGAACGGACAACTCTTGAACTGAGCCGGGCTGGCGCATACGCACGATTGCGCCAATCTCGTTGTTTAGAACGTCGTCAATATTAACTGCGCCTTCAACGATGCCAAGGCGAGGGTTGTTTGTCATCGCCACGTTATCAAGGATTGAGCGCAGCACAGATGTGGCGGCGTCTTGGTCATCCATAACAATCTCGGCCAGTGATCGGCCATAGAATGTGTGTGGCTCTGGGTCAATTTCAAACTTGGCAAACGGCAACTCGTCGCATGGTTCAAAGTCCAGCAGCTCATAGGCAGTGCCGCCGCATGTGAGCTTATGCAGAATTGGCACGCCAGTCCCGTCAACATCAATGCGCATATACGCTTCCGTCACAGTGACGTTGCGCATTGCCGGGTCTTGCTCATCATCGTCAGAGGTATCCATGTCATAGCCACGGCGCTCATACACCTCTGCCTCTGTCATTTCTGACCCGCTCTCCAAGCTATCCAGCTTGAGAACAACGTCAGGATCGTAGCCCATCGCGATCAAATCGCCAGCGCGCATGTCTGTGCGGTGCGCAACTATATACGCATCGTCAAAGCTGCGTGCGTCACGGTTAATGAAGAACTCTTCCGGCGGGACGCTCTCAATGCACAGCTCGCCCATTTCTTTCTGGCGGCTTAGCTTTACGCTATGGACGGGCAGCTCAATCTCCATACCCATCTGATCCATTGAGATTACCATCTCAACGCTATGTTCAAGCACAGTTACGTTGTCATCGTCCACCAGATATGTGTATTCATCGTCGGATAGGTCTGTGAATGTGAAAATCTCGGCCTCTGGATACGTCATCCAGTATGCCTTTACGATACCTTGCTTTTTAACCAACGCATCTTGGAAGGCGTCGTTGATGACGCGGTATCCGTTCAGCCGGGTAAACTCGTGGTGCATAAACTCAGTGGCCTGCTCGGCCATAGCCACGTCCTCTGGGCCACGCGGCACAAATTCAACGGGCTTGGCTGTGCTGAGGAATATGCGCATCAGGCTTGGTTTCACGGAACGTACAGTATCCCGTACTTTTGTGGCTACAACCTTGCTGCGTCCATCCTCATAGCCAAGGTCAACCTCGCCGTCGTAGTAACGCTGAGCCTTGATCCGGTCATCGCTGATCTCACTCTCAATGAAGTCCACTGCACTTGAGATTGCGTCCTGAACAATGGCCTCAATTTCGCTGCGTGATTTTGGTTTAAGTTCCATTATTGCTGGTCCTCTGTATATGATCGACCTGTCATTGCGCCAGTGACAGGGGCGCCCTGCCTACCCAACGCGCCCGGAGCAGCAAGCAAGCCTGTTGCTGCGGCTCTTCCCATAGGGTTTCGGTACATAGCCCCGGCCCCTAATGTCAAAGCCCCTCCACCAGCTAACGTCCGCAACGGAGCCTGAAAGCCTTGCTGAGCTGCCAGCATAAGCGCAGCCCTGTCAGCCGTACCCATGTCTCCAACATTTTGGCCCAAAACCTCTTGCGCTTTTTGCGCAAAAGGTTGCTGAATGCCCTGCCCTTTTGCCGTAGCCAACTTGTCTTTTGACCTATCCACCGCTTTAGATGCTTGCAAAAGCTGCTTAGGGGTAAAATCTCCAGACTTGGCAGTTGCGTTTGCCACAGCCCGCCGAACCGGAAGCAAAGACCTCCACGCCATTTGAGCCTTTTTGTAATCCTTCATTACATCTGGGTTTGAACTTTCCATGCTGTCCCGCAACAAAGTTTGGACCTCACGCATGGCTGAACCTAAGTCTCGTTCAGCAGCAATAGGGCTGCGACTGTAATTAGATATTTCCGTGCTTAGGTCGCTATCAATGCTTTTTAAAGTTGAACCACTAATATCACGCGACACAGAGCCTTTTGCTCCTTGCTCGCCAGTACGGCCAAATATAGTCTCTAGCTTTGATTGGAACTTCTGAAGTCCGTCTGGTCCAAGACCAGCGTTTTTCCTCACAATGCTCACCAAGTCATTTTCAAAGCCTTCGTTTAAATTTACAGACATTTTTGGCACAACTTCATTGTAAGCGTCAGAAATTACATTATTGGCAAATTGGAATGCCTCGTTGCCAGATAAGTTTTTTGGTACTCTTGTCTTAGGCTTTAATAAGGAGACGGCAGAATTAAACCTTGGCTTGGCATCGTCCAAAACCTTTAAAGCTTCATTCATTGCCGCACGATTAAAGTCTGCCATAGCTTGAGCTTGCTGGTCAGATATAATATCGCCAGCGAAAGGGATTGAAGTCATCCTCTCTTCTATAAGTTTTGTTTTTCCGCCCATACGCTGACCGGGCGTTAATCTTACGCCTTTTTTCGCCAACTCCGTTGCCGCCTTGGATAGCTTTGGGAAAAGAAAGTCAGACGCCTTACCTGTAGCCGCGCCAACAGTTCCGCCGATAGCTGCCGACTTAACACGCTCAGTCGCACCGCCTTCTCCAGCGCCGAAGCCGTAAAGCGCGCCCTCTAAGCCCGCAACTTTTGCCGCACCAGTTACGCCAGCTCTAGCCAAACCAGCTCCACCCAAAAGTGCGGTTGGAAGTGAACCAACAATTTCTGCGGTTAGTGCTGTGCCGGGATTTTGCTCTGAAAACTGGTCTATAGCTTGCCGGACCTGAGCCAACTTTTCTTCATACGGCATGTCGCCCTTGCGCAAAAACGCTTCAATTTCATCAGCAAACCCAAAACTTAAACCCTGTAGCCCCGCCCGCGCCAAGCCAGCGCCGTATGAAACCTCTTCGGAAGATGATTTAGCAGGCTCACCACCTGAAATCCAAGATGGTTCTTTGGATTTTTTTACAGCTTTTGCATCAACGTCGCTTGATGGTTCAGTAACCCAAGATGGAGTTGCCATTAATCTACTTGCCTCCAACTGTTTGCAGAATTTCGATCTCCGCCTAAATACTCAAACTGTGAGCCGTCAGCATCTTTTACAACGCTTCCAACAGGCGCGTTCTGAAACGTAAGACTTGGAGACGCATTAAAAACGCTCATGTCTATCTCGTATGGCTCTATAGGCTCATACCCTTGAGACCCGTAGATTTGAAAAATAGCGTTGTCATGCACCTTCTTTTTCCGGTCAAAAGACGCCATTTTCTGCTCAAGAAGATTTTTAATTTGAGTTGCAACAACTTCTTTATTTTGAAGAAGATTTACATCGCCACCAAGGTTTTGAATAATTCTTAAAGCGTCTTGCTCGGTCATAACGCCACCGCCGACAACCTCCAAACGCGACCGCCCTATCAAGCCCTGTAAAAGCCCTTGCGCAACTTTAGTATTTAATTCAGATGGCGACAATTTTGTATATTCATCACCGAAGTAACCACTAAGCAATGTTTTGGCGCCTGCGCTGAACTGATCCGCCAAACGATTTAAACCCTCATTGGTATCTCCAATTGAGCGCATGTACTTCTCAAAGGTTCTAATGCTGGATCGGTCCGTTGCCAATTCATCACTAAGTTTGTTGAATTGAGTAAAGTTCGGAACAGTTTGACCAAAGGTAGAATCCAAGACAGGAGAATACTTTGTAATATCTAAATTTTTACGCTCGCCGCTCTCCCCCAGCTGAAAGTATTGGCCGGAGGCTGGGTCAAAGTTGACCTCACCGATAATATCACCTGTTCCAGAGTCTCTATAAACGCCTTTGCTCTGAATGCCTTTGGGTGATTTATATTGAGACAAATAGCCCTCAAAGGTTAAATCTGGCTTGCTGGATTTAACCTGAAGCCAGTTTTTCATGTCGGTGGTCAAGTCCACTTTGCCGCCAGTACCCATTTGCTTTAACTGCTTTTGGCGACTAAACGCCAAATCAGCAGCCTTCTCACTCTGCATAACGCTAAACGCCTCTTTCGCGCCAATGGTGCGGTTCATCACTGCGTCGGCTAGGTCGTTCCGACCTTGCTGGCGCAGCATGTCAACAGTTTTGTTTTTTGACATAGTGGCTGCACGCTGAACGCCTTGCTGGCGAATACCCTCTCCGCCACGCAAGTCTTTCAGGATCAAAGGGTCAAGCGCCGCAGCAAAGTTTTGCAACGGGCTAAGGCCAGTGTCCTCGTCCTTTTTCATGGCTTTATCAAATAAGCCGAGCAAGCCACCGCGCTGCTTGCTTGCTTGCTGATCTGGATTCATAACCATTTTAGACCCCTGTTCTAACCCAATATGCCTGCGCCAAGTTGCAAGTAATTAAACAAGCCGGGCTGCATGGAATTTGTTGTAGTTTGCGGTGTTGGCGTAACACCAAGCGCAGCCAGCGGTGCCTGAAGCGCTTGCTGTGGCGCGCCAGTGTAGCCAGCGTATTGCTGTTTGGCAGCGTCGATGAGC